GGCAGGCCATATCCTAAAACAGCACAGGTTGCCCGGTGTGGTAATGCAGTACCGCCGCAGTTGCCAGCAGCTTTAGTAATTGCTAACCTTCCTGAGCTTTGTGGAATGGCTTTGAGGAAAGCGATGTGATTTGATGAAAATAGGACTTGTTGATGTGGATAATCATAATTGGCCTAACCTTGCATTGATGAAAATATCGTCATGGCATAAGGGCGCCGGTGATACAGTCGAATGGGCAGGTAGCCTTGAACATTACGACATTGTGTATATGGCTAAAGTTTTTACTTTTACACCGGATGACGTTCAGGCGTACCAGGCAGACGAGATTGTAAGAGGTGGTACTGGTTATGATCTTACAAGTCGTTTACCGGACGAGATAGAAAGTTACTATCCTGATTACAACTTATACAGCATCAAGGATACGGCGTATGGCTACTTGACCAGAGGTTGTCCCCGTCAGTGTCCATTCTGCATAGTAGGTCAAAAGGAAGGTGTACAGACGTATAAAGTTGCTGATCTGCAGCAGTTTTGGCGTGGGCAGAAGCACATAAAGTTGCTTGATCCTAATTTGCTGGCTTGTCCGGATTGGGAAAATCTGCTCGGACAACTGGCTGATAGCGGTGCATGGGTAGATTTCACGCAAGGGCTTGATATAAGGCTTATGACTAATAAAAAGGCTGCTGCTATTAATAAAGTCAAGTACAGTATGCTTCACTTTGCTTGGGATAATCCTGCTGATATGGGAACGCTGGAAAAGTTAAAGGAATACAGATCTGTGTGGAAAGGCAGTCAGCGTAACCGTAGCGTTTACGTGCTAACAAACTTTAATAGTACACACGAAGAAGACTTGTATCGTGTGTATACCTTGAGGGACATTGGCTATGATCCGTACATTATGATTTTTGATAAACCTAATGCTCTGGATAAAACAAGGTACCTGCAGCGTTGGGTTAACAATAAGCAGATATTTAGAACGATTAAGAAGTTCGAAGACTATGATCACACGAGAGGTTAATTGATATGAAGCATATCGTACAGTTTTCGGGTGGCAAGGACAGTACCGCTATGTTGCTAATGATGATTGAGCGAGAAATGCCTATAGATGAAATCATATATTGCGACACTGGCAAGGAGTTTCCGCAGATGTATGATCATATTTCAAAAGTAGAAAAACACATTGGCCGAAAAGTAACAGTCTTACGGGCTGATCATAGTTTTGATTATTACTTTGCAGAACATATAAGAACTAAAGGAAAATTCAAAGGTATAAAGGGCTACGGTTGGGCATCTATGATGAACCGTTGGTGTACCGGTCTTTTAAAAACGAGAGTATCAGAAAAGTATTTTCTTGGTAAAGGTGGATACATAAAGTACATAGGTATAGCCGCTGATGAACCCAAGCGACATAAAAATATAGCAAAAAACGTGATTCATCCGCTGTTCGACTGGGGTATCACCGAATCAAAGGCACTAGAATATTGTTACAATCGCGGTTTCGATTGGAACGGACTATATAAAGATTTTAGGCGTGTTAGCTGCTACTTATGCCCGCTCCAAAGGATCGAAGATTGGCGATTGTTGAGGAAAAAATACCCAGAGTTATATGCAGATGCATTGCGGCTTGACGCTATGGACTATTGGAAGTCAGTAGAAACAAAAGGATTATTTGATTTAAGCAAGTTGGAACGGCGCTTTCTGTTAGAAGATGCCCAACTGAATTTATTTTGAGGAAGTGAGATAATGGCGAATTTTAAAAATTACACTTCAATGGCTAATCCATTGAAGACTGCAGCTGAGATAGAAGCAACTTTAATTACCAACGGGGCTAAGTCAATTCAGAAAGATTGTGCCGGCGGCAAGATCATAGCATTGAAGTTTCTTGTTGATACCGCTATAGGCGAGATACCTATAGCGCTGCCGGTCAACGTGGAAGCAGTACAGAAAATTTTATCAGCTCAAAAAAAACGTAATAGCAGTGTAAAAGCTACTGCTGAGCAAGCTGAGCGGACAGCATGGAAATGCTTGAAAGATTGGGTTGATGCGCAAATGGCTTTGATACAGATCGGTATGGCGAGTATGGATCAGATATTTCTGCCTTATGTAATAAACAAGGGCGGGAAGACACTTTATGACACAGTGCGTGAGCATGGTTATCTATTGGAGCGTGGTAATAATGGCTAAATTTAATCATACAGGACATAAAGCGCTTTGGGACTGGCTTTCAAAAAATCCTAACAAAACTAAAGATGATTGGGAAGGTTGGCAGTATAACGGTGGATATTACGAAATGGTAGAAAATGGTTGTTTTGCTTGCGAATACAATTACGAGGACATGGACTGTGATGATTGTGACTATTGTCCGCTTATTTGGCCGAATAATATAAAATGCAGCACAAAAAAAGCGATTACTTCTTCATTGTATGCAAAATGGATAAATGAAACTAACTTACAATTAAAATCTAAATTAGCAGCTCAAATAAGAGATTTACCTGTTAGAGATGGAGTTGAATGCGAATGAGTAAAAAAGAAGCTGCTGTTACTTTAGCGTTTATCTTTACCGCTGGCTTTTTATGGCAGCTCGGCTGTGCGTTGGCAGAGGTAGCTGTAGAGTGGCAGATCTGGCGATAAGTTAAACAGGCCGCTCGCTACTGTCTCGGCGTGCTATATACAAGCAATGTATCACATTTGGGAAGTATACCCCTGCGGAGGTGATTAGCCCGTAGGGGGCGGCCTTTTAAATATAAGGAGTTGGAAACTATGAAACCAATAAATATAAAAATTATGATGGCATTAATCGAAAAAGAACCAGGCGATCAGTATGTACCAGTATTGAAACCAGTACTTATGCAGATACTGACTGAACTCAAACATCTACGTCGGAAGAATAGTCAGCTCGGCGGGAAAGTGGCTCGGTATCGGAGAGAAAAGGAAGAGCTTGAATATGCCTTGGCGATGTACCAATGACGACGTGGAATGAACTGCCGGCACACCTTGTAAGTAAAATTCGTTCTGATAGCGTAACAGCGCCGGCGAATTTACCCGGGGCTGTTCCTGTGCTGAAATATGGCAATAGAGTTACCGAGGTAGACGGCATACGGTTTGACAGCGAAAAAGAAGCTGACTATTACTGGCAATTACATTGGCTTATGCGTGAAGGTACAGTAAAAGAGGTTGAACTACAGCCAAAATTTGTTTTACAGCCTGGTTATAAGAGAGACGGTAAAAAGATAAGGCCGATTATTTATCGAGCTGATTTTAAGGTGACGGAAGCTGACGGGCATATATATTACGTTGATACAAAGGGTATGAAAACACCAGTATATTTGCTAAAGAAAAAGATGCTGCTTTATAAGTACCCAGATATTGACTTTCGAGAAGAATAGGAGATGTTGAAATGGCTGAAACGGAACTGACGAAAGAAATAAAAAAAGCGCTGTTGTATTATACCAAAGCTGATCAGGCCGGCGTGTATGGGTGCTATGAAGTTTGCCTGGGGGCTGGTTATGGTGATGAATATGTTGATTTTATGACAATGAATAATACTAACGTCTTTCAGGCTTATGAAATAAAAATTAGTCTATCTGACTTAAAAAGCAAGGCAAAGCTATCATTTTGCGGAGATTATAATTACATCGTTTTGCCAACAGAACTTTATCGGAGAGAAGCGGTTAAAGAAGAATTGAAATACCATACAGCCAGGGGGATTGGAATTCTCTTGTATGGTGATTGTTTTGGACAGAAATACATAAGTCAGGAACGTATATCGAGGAAAAGGACGCTAAACATCGGCCGTAAAGTTGAGCTTATGCACTACATGATTCGTAGTTTGAGCCGATATCCCGTTAAATTAGCAAAGGCGGTGGAGTAAAATGACTAATCGTGACTACATAATGAATATATCAGTCAAAGATTTTATAAACGAATATTGCTTACCGGTTGGCTACACCGAAGAAGATTTTGTAAGACTAATGATTTTGTTTAAAGCGGATAACGAAAAAATTCATAAATGGCTTGATGGCGAAATGATAGGCGGGAGAAAACTGACAAATGCCGAACGCATTAAGTCTATGAATGTTGAAGCTTTGGCAGAGGAATTAGATATATTAATAACTGAGTTTGGAGGTGCCGTTCCATGTGCTGCGTGTGCTGCGTGTGCTGGTGAAAAGGATACTACTGGTAATTATTGCTGTGCAGACTTTAGTGACGATTGCAGGCAAGGCGTAGTGAAGTGGTTAGAAAGTGAGGCTAGAACCGATGAACGAAAAAATATCGCCATATGACCGTTGCATGGTTTGCGGTAAAAAAAGAGCGGTATTTCTATGTGATTTCCCTGCTAATAATATACTGTTTGATTTCCCTGACCCAGAGACAGGAGATAAGATACCAATGCAGCGACAAAATACATGCGATTTACCAATGTGCAAGGATTGTGCAGTAGAGGTAGCAGAGAATCGACATTTTTGTAAAACTTGCGCAATGAAATTTATCATAAAGAGTTTACCGACGTTACCAGAAAAAATTATTATGCAGCATATTAAGTTTAAGGCGGTGGAGTAGATGAAAAAACCTGAAATAAAGTACGTAGGCTGGTGCCATGAGTGCAAATGTCTAGGAAGTTTTATTTGTGGTAACTGTATGCCTAATGAGAAATACAGCTTTGGTAGACCTTCTGAATTTATGCCTAAGAACAAATACCGTTGGGTAAGAATGGAGCGTGAATAACAATGCCGTATACTATAACGATTTATTTGAAATCTGACAACGATATTTACATGAAATTTGGTGCAGAATTCAGTAAATTCATTTCTGAGACAGACTTAAACCATTGGGAAGAAACAGCTATAAACGCTTTAATAAGCATGAGCGGTGGCACAAAAGCTATGATAATTAGCAAAAGTGAATATGAAGAAAATATAGACGAAACCGAGAGCATTCCAGAAGATGATTAGTGGATAAAGGAAGAGGGAGAATAAATAGCATGGATTTTATTTATTTACTAATGAATTATGTCGTTACAGCATCTATTATTGTGGCTATAGCGTCAGCTTTTTGGTTTATATTGGTACTTCTGACTGACAGCAGTGACAGACATAGTAATTTATATGTCATTACTTGCACTATAGGGGCTGTAACACTTATGTTATTTGGAATAGCATTGCTCACAGATAAAGGAGTGTAAAGAACAATGAAAAAACGTGAACTTTGCGGCATTTATTTCAGAGTAGAGCGGAATGGTAAATTCGAAGATGTCTGTTTTACAGATATGACGGAACTGGAACAAAAAAGAGCAATTTATGATTTTTCGCCAGAAGCTCTGCGAAATATGTGTATGGTTTTGGCGGGAGTTGTCAGAAATTTAGGCGATATGTTTGATATTAGTGCTGAGAAAGGTGAAGAAAAATGACTAACGACAAAGCCTACTGCATACGAAGCAACAAATTTATGGATAAGCCCTGCAATAACACCGCCTGCGCCCGGCACGAGGAAAATGCACCATTAGACGAAGAGCGACGCCAGTGGGCTATGTTTGATGAATGTAAGGAGTATAGATGCGAGGAGGGACGATAGGTGGCTAATCCTAACGGTTTACAGTATCCGTCATTCTGCATGAAGTGTGTCTATCGGAATAGCGGTATATGTTCAAGAATTTGCATGATTTGTGTACAGAAAAAACAGACTGATGTTCCAAGCAAGTTTGAGCGGCGGACGGGTAAGGCTAAAGTTGCTGACGGCAGTGAGCAGGATTTGTTCGGGGGTAGATAAAGATGTGTATGAGACGGCCAAACCAAAAGATGACCGATAAGGAAAAACGCATAGAGTGTATTGCTTATATGGCGATGCTTGGGTTGTGGATTATTGTTTGGATTGTTGGGAGTATAGTACTATTATGGTGAGCTTGAAGGCGGTGCAGAATGAAAAGCGATGATCTAATTGATTTTATTTTTTTTCACGAGAATAGCATTAGAGCTGCTATACGTGATAGGCGGCTGGATCAGGGGGGAGGTACTACTGGCGGCGCTGGCACAGGTCATAGTAAAATCTCTGATCCGACAGCAGCACAAGGAATCAGGAGGGCTTCTCCGGTCACTATGGTTACTATTGAGTATGGGGCGGCGATTAATGGGATACGTAGTAGCAGATGCATTAAGCATCCAGAGAAATGGTTGATTGTTATCGCAGATACTATGCGTTTTTTTGAAGGGAAAAAGCAGGGTGAGTTCATCCGTCGCCGGTATGATCAGTACGAAAACTGGCAGGATACATGCAAAGCAATGTGTTGTTCGAAGTCTTGCTACTATACTCTCAAAGCGGATGTATTGCGGTTTGCTAAGGGTATGGCTATTGGATATGGCATGATTCCGCCGTGGCAAAAATAAACCGTAAATGTGAAATATTACACCATTCCAGGAATTGACATGCCTTTTCGGGGGTGCTATAATTATAATAGAAATTTTATAAGTAGTTGAAAGCACTGGACGCCCGGAGAGCGTTTCAGTGCTTTTTCTATTTGTATTTTTTCTATCCCATTCCTCCTTTCTTTCTATAGGGCGGCGCATGTATGAGCAGCTTGCGCCGCCTAGCGTTAACTACACTTTAGGTGTTGTTATATATCTTAATATCGTCCGTACTGGACACCTTGCCGTTGAGGTAATATAGCGGCAATAATGGAGTAGTACTCAAACGGCTAAGAGAGCAGTCTTGAAAACTGATAGGGCGTAGGGATACGCTGTGTGGGTTCGAATCCTACCTACTCCGCCATATGGAAGGCTGGCGTAATTGGTAACGCAGCGCCCCGCTAAGGCGTCAGTCGAGCAATCGGCTTACAGGTTCAAGTCCTGTGCCTTCCGCCATTTTTACATTGAATTTTGCTCAAAGATTTATAATTATTATTATAGAAGTTTGAGCAAATTTTAACTGAAAATATACCTAAGACGCTGATAAACATTGTGTTTATTGGCGTTTTTGTTTTTACAGAAAAAGTGCAAAAAAACCTCGTAAGTGGGGTGACATTTTAATTGACTAAAGGATATGACGAGAGGACGTTTGTTAATGCTGAGATTGATGGTGCTGGTAATGTTGTAAGGACTAAAGAACATACTATACGGTATTTCGATGACGAGAACGGTTATTTGTTTTGGTTGAACAAGGAAGCTGTAAAAACTTTTAAAGGTTTTGGTTTGCCGAAGGATTTGTCAGAAACAGATACAGCTAGGGTTTACCGTTTGTCTTTAGTGACGCATAAAGGCAGTAATTTGATTTGTTACAGATCCGGAAATGTGGTTAGGGGTATGAGCTGCAGTAAGATTGCTGATTACCTGAGTATATCCCAAAGGCAGGCGGCGAATTTTTTGGGGAAGATGATTGATCGTCGGATCATTGGCAAAGTTAGAGTGCAGATCGGCGATTGCGTAGAAACGCAGTATTATATTAATCCTATTTATTTTTTTAATGGAAAGTGGCTCAATTATAATTTGTATTTTTTGTTTAAAAAGGATTTGGACGGGCTTTTACCGGAATGGGTGAAATTGAAGTTTAATCAGGATTTGAGCCAAAGTAGCAGGTAGAAACATAAGCGCCGCTTTCATAAAAACGCTTGTAGGGCAAATATGAAGGCGGTTTTTTTGTGTGGTGGTGTAAATATGTCTATTTTGACATCTAAAATTAAAAAACTGCAAAAAGCGTTGGAACTACAGGGGAAGATTTACTTATTTACGAAGACCCAGGTATATAGTCGTAAATTAGAGAAGCTTTGCACGCTTAACAAATTGGACTATTTAATGCCGGTCGGGGAATATAATAAACTTCATCCGGAGAAACCTAAAGATGTTAAAAAATATCAGTTTGTGAAAGTTGAAGTTGTCGATTCGTTTCGTGAGTTAGACATTTTGCTGAGATTATTGGAGATTTATAAAAAAGCAGGTGAGGGCAGTGGATAAAGAGATTAAATTATCACCACGACAACAAGCTTTCGCTGAATATTACTTAGAATGTGGCGTTCAGGAAGAAGCTGCAATAAAGGCTGGTTATAGTAAGAATTATGCAGCTAAGAGAGCGTATTTGCTGTTGGAGAATGTTGGTATTAAACAATATATAGAGGAACGTTCTAAGGAGCCGACTAATGAGCTGATTGCGTCGTCAGACGAAGTGTTGGAATTTTATTCTAAGGGTATGAGGGGGGAAATAAAAGATCAATTTGATCTTGATGCTGCTTTGTCTGATCGAATAAAATGTGCTGATGCATTGGCTAAGCGTTATGGGTTGGTTCGTGAGTGCTTGGAAATTGAAGATAAGACAGGCGGCATTGCTGCGATTTTAAAAGAAGCCCGAGAAAGAGCTGAAAAACATGGCAGCAAGAAAGAATAGCAATGATATTCAGTTGTCTGACAAGGCGCTTAAATTGCTGGTTGAGTTTTGTGCTGAGTTTACGCATGATCCTGTTGGCTTTGTATGGGCTGCTTATCCCTGGGGCGAGGGAGAACTTGCTGGGAAGACTCCTGACGAATGGCAGCTTAGGCTTCTTGCGGATATTCGAGATGGGCTGAAAACTCCTGATGAGGTTATTCAGGAAGCTATTGCCTCTGGCCACGGTATTGGTAAGTCGGCGTTGGTTTGTTGGATAATACAGTGGGCAATGGCTACATTTGAGGATTGTAAGGGCGTTGTAACAGCAAATACGCAAAATCAGTTGCTGACTAAAACATGGTCAGAGTTGGCAAAATGGCACAGGCTTTCTATCTGTAAGCCTATGTTTAAATACACTGCAACAGCATATTATAGTGTGGATCCCGAGCACGAGAAGACGTGGCGTATTGATGCTTTACCTTGGAGCAAGCAAAACTCCGAAGCTTTTGCTGGTTTGCATAATCAAGGCAAACGCATTTTAGTTATTTTTGATGAGGCTTCAGCTATTGATGATGTCATTTGGGAGGTTGTTGAGGGGGCACTGACTGATAGTGATACTGAAATTATTTGGTGTGCTTTTGGTAATCCTACTCGTAACGGTGGTAGGTTTTTCGATTGTTTCCATAAACATCGAGCTTTTTGGAATACACAGCAGATTGATAGTCGCACTGTAAAAGTTAGTAATAAGAAACAGCTTGCCAAATGGATTGCTCAATATGGTATTGATAGTGACGTTATCCGGGTTCGTGTTCTTGGTCAGTTCCCGCTTCAAGGCGATTTGCAGCTTATCAGTATTGAGGATGTTAATGCGGCAAGGGAGCGTGGCAAGGTTATTAGCAGAGAGAGTTATCAAAGCCTGCCTGTTATATTTGGCGTTGATCCGGCTTGGACTGGTACAGATTTACTGGTTGTTTATATGCGCCAGGGGAATTATTCTAAGATTTTGCTGGTAATGCCTAAAAATGATGATGATGGTTACGTTGCAGGTAAGTTGGCTGCATTATCAGATGAGTATGGAATGACGCATGGCTTTATTGATCAGGGATATGGCACTGGAATTTACTCGTTCTTTAAGAATATGGGGCGTGGAGATCAGTGGACGTTGATACCTTTTAACAGTACTCCTACAGACGATTATTACCAAAATAAACGTGCTGAAATGTGGTCTGATATGAAGAAATGGGTTAAGGAAGGTGGAGCTATTGAGGATAAGGATGAGATTTATAATGATTTAATTGCACCGTCGGCCTTTATCAATACGCGTGGTAAATTCCAGCTTGAGAGTAAAGATGATATGAAAGAGCGTGGGGTGCAGTCGCCTAACTTTGGCGATGCATTGTCTTTGACATTTGCCTTGCCGGTTAGAGCTAGTCAATTTGATGTTTACAAGCAGGCACGCAAGGCTGGGCGTATTCGCCGAGTAGGGGCGATGTAAATAAATATTAAAATTTTAAGGAGTGAATGATGATGCAGGAAAAGCAAAACAAATTGTGATGGACTATTTTAATACTAAGGTTGATGTAACTGATAAGAAACAGATTACGCTGAATGATGTATATGTAGTGTGGTTTTGTAAAACTTTGCAGAACTGGAAGGCTCTTGTAAGTACTAACGTAAGTGATGGCATGTATTATGAGGTTACACACAATGGTGATGAGAACGAAACATATGTTGATGTGTATAAAAAATGGGATAATTTTTGCGTAAAATAAGGAGGAATAAAAATGAAATATCATGATATGGAATTAAAAGATACGGTTGAGCTGATGAATAGTGCGGATTACAAAGATAGGTTTAAATCTGAGTATTGGCAGACTCAGATTAGATATGAAAAGCTTCATGCCATGATTGTCAAATATGAAGCTGGCACTTTAAACTTTACGCCTACTTGTGATATTGAATTGCTGAAAAAACAAAAATCTTTCATGGGTCAATATCTTTATTGTTTAGAAGTACGTGCGGAAGTTGAAGGAATTGAATTATAAATAACTGACATAGTGGAGGAGTGATTGAAAATGAATATTCCTTATAGTTTTAGTAATATGACTGTTGTTAAATTGCCGTTAGTCGCAAATACAGTGACGGTGGCGGCTAGTGATTCTGTTCAAGCGCATGTGCTTACCGGCAGAAGCGCGGTGCTGGTACATAACGGTGGTAATACTGCTATTTATTTCGGTGATAGTGATGTGGATTCCGATAAAGGCATTCCAATTGCTGCAGGCATGCAGATGATTTTTCCGACAATAAAGGAAACTGCTGTGTATTTATATTCTGTTGACGTCAATGATGGTGTAGTGATTGCGGAGTTTTTCGATTAAACTCGGTTAGGAGTAAAGCGTATGCCTAATATTAATGATAATGTTGATCAGCAGCAGCAGTTAAATAATGCACAGTCGGTTATTGACGATGGGCAGCAAGGTAATGTTGCGCAGCCGCAAACACCTTTTGATATGTTGGTAGCTTATGCTGAAAAAGACAGTGACAAACAAGAGGTTAGCCTTAAAAGTCTGAAAAAATCAGAGATAGATAAGATAATGTCTGCGTTTAATAAGTGCAAGGACGTTGCCAATAGTTATTATAAATCAACGATTCAGCCAAAGTTAAAAGAGCGTGAAAGGTCGTATTTGGCATCCGAAGAATACTACAGAAAGCTGTTTCCGACACTGTCGGAAACAAGTAATTTTTGCAGCAGGGACATTAAGACTACTGTTAAGTGGATGATCCCAAGCCTGTGTGAACCGTTTCTTGGTGGTGATGATCCGGTTGATATTAAAGGCGTTAATGCCAATGATGATGATAAGGCAACGAAGATACAGCAGCTTTTGAAGTATCAGCTGCAGAGAAAAAACAGTTATCCGACCTTTATTGATGCTGTTTGGACTGATGCCATTAAGCTTAATCATGCAGTTGCTAAAGTATATTGGGATCGCAAAGAAGATCGTGAGCGTTACAAGATTATGATCAGTACTGTTAATGATTTTGCGATTATCGCTATCTTGAATGCAGAAGCTGATAAGGGATCTATTGAGATAATCAGTCAGGAGTCGGTTAAAGATGCGCCTGATTTATCTATTATTGTTTTTGAGAAGATTATTGTAAAGGCTAATCATCCGGTTGTGCAGTATATGTCGCCGTCTGAATTAAGATATACGCCTGATAGTAATACCGTACAGAATGCAAAGTTTAAAGCGCATCGAAAAATTGTTAATGGCGATTACCTGAAGCGTAAGGAACAAGAAGGTGTTTACGAGAATATTGATAAAGCTATGGAAGATTTTAGCGGTGATACTTCCTACGATACTTACGAAACAGATAAGAACAAGGAACTGAACAATATCGATAGCCGTCTTGCTGATAATGATACTGCCAGCAAGCAGTTTGAATTGTATGAGGGTTATTTACAGGTTGATTTTAATAACGATGGTATTTATGAGGACTTGATCGTACATGCCATTGGTGATGTACCTATTAGGATTGTCACTAATGATATTGGAATTTCTCCGTTTTTCGCTACTGGTGCAGAGGTGAGCCCTAATACGGCCTTCAATGAGAATGAATCGTTTACGGATAACTTAATTCAGCAGCAGGATCTGAAAACTGCTGTGTTTAGGCAGATTATTACGAATGTCGCAAAAAATAATCGCCCTCGTACTTTTTTGGATATGAAATCCAATATAGATATTGACGCCATGATTGATGGCGACGAGTTTGTGTTTACAGACGGTCCGCCAAGAGAGTCGGTGTATGAGGGGAGTCAATTGCCAATAAGTCCGTTATCAATGAGCGTAATTGAGTATGCACAGAATGAGATCGAAGCTCAGAGTGGCAGTACAAGGTATAATCAGGGGTTGGATAGTAATAGTTTAAATAAGACTGCTACGGGCATAACTGCCATTATGGGCAGCGCTGAGAAACGCATGAAGCATATGGCGAGAATGTTTGCAGAGAATTTTTTGATTCCTTTGTTTAAGTATTTGATACTGCTTAACCAAAAATATCTCGATCAGGAACAGATTTTTCGCCTGGCGGACGAGAATATTGTCATTGATAAGTCAGAGTTGGATATTGACTATGATCTGATTATCAATGTCGGTTTGGGTGCGGGGACGAGGGAAGCACAGATCCAATATTTGATGATTTTGATAAATCAAATTTACCCGCAGTTGCAGGCGGCAGGGTTGGTAACGCCTGAAAGCTGGTACGAAATAGTTAAGGATTTGCTTGAAAAAATGGGAATCAGGAATGTTTCGAATTATTTACTTGACCCGAGTAGCAAGGAAGCAAAAGCACTTCAACAGCAGCAACAGCAGGCGCAGCAACAGGCGAAGGAGGAAGAAATGCAGCTGCTGCAGGCAAAAGCTGAATTGGAGCTTTCAAAAGCACGGCAGCCACGTATTACAGTTAACTTTGATGATTTGCCGCCGGCGGCACAAGTACAATATTTGAAATCACAGGGTATCAATATTGAAATCAACGATGTTCTGTCAAAGGAGTTAATGGAGTATGTTAAGAAGAATAAGGGCACCGGAGTTCCGGCGCCGCAAAATTTATTCCCCGGAAGAAATAGCATGTCTGAGAGAAGATAAAAAAGCTCATATTGCTGCATTAATGAATGATGTGGAGTTGTGCGATAAAGCGGTGGCTGCCAAAGAGGTTGTCGGTGCTTTTTTAGATACGGTGGAAGACGATGTGCTGAAGGCTTTGCTTAGTGGTGATTCTGATCCGCAAGAGGTAAAGTTGTATTATCGTGCCGCTACAAAGTTTGTTGAAATGTTGAATGGTTTTATTAATAGTGGTGAGAAGAAAAAATATAAGATAAACAAATTAGTTGCTGAATTGAAAGCGAATAATAGGGAGCGTGAATAGGAATGTTTTATAATAAGGTCTTTTATGATGCAGACGGTACGGAAGCTGGCGGTGGTAGCATTTCTACATCGGCAGGAAGTGTGGCTTCTACTGCTGCGGCTGCAGGTAATGATGCTGTTGGTGCTGCTACTGGCGTAGAAAATACAACGGCAGTTGCACCCGATGCGGGGCAGCAAGGTGAAGTCAGTAAAGAGATAGTCAGCGGCGGGGTAAAGTTGGTCATTGATCCGAATGGTAAGCGCAGGGTTGTTACGGTTACGGCAGATGAGCAAAGTCAGGCTGAGGTTGCTGCTAAAACGCCAGCAGCGGCAACGGGTACTACTGCGATACAGCAAAATGGTACTGTATTGCCAGGTTTGGTACAACCACAGCCGCAGGCTATAGGTACTGACCAAGCTGCTACTGGCGTTATTAGTGATGTTTTAGTTAATGCTAATGGCGGCGAAGCTGCCTATTCGTCCGAGGAGCTTTTGCTGGCGATACAGCTAAACCAAGTTGATGAGCGGCGTATCCCAGAGGCTTATAGATCACAATATGCTGCGTTTAAAGCTGGTAGTGAAGGTAAAGTGCAGTCAACGCAAAGTGATGTATCTAAAAATTCAGATGTAGCTGCTGCAGAGTTTTATACTAAGGTCAATGGACTTGCACGTCAGATGGCTATGCAGGAGTTAGGTATCACGGAAGATGACATTGCTGCAGCAGAATATACCGATGATCAGTTGTTAAAAGATAAGATTGATAATTTTAATGCAGCTGTGGATTTCAACCGCAATAAAATATTTGCTGATGTGCAGATGCAGCAGGCTAAAAGTGTTGAGGAAGCCGAACGTGCTAAGCTTGAACATGACAGTATATATAACGAGATTAAAAACTATACTCTGCAAGTGCAGCAATCAGAACCTAATTTTAAAGATATTGATGTACTGATGGAAACAAGGTACATGAATTTACCTTATGAGCAGGCAAAAACTATTGAACCTGTATTAATGGCGTTAAAAAACCATACTATTAAACGAGAACAGTTGCCGATTTTGCAAAAATATTATGATGATACAAGGCTTGAATATTATGCTAAGTTAAACGGAGCTGGACGTATACCTACACCGGTAGCAAAGCCGCCAGTGATAGAAACGCCTGGAACAGGTTTAGATATGCCAGCCGTCAAGGCTGATTTCAGCAAACTTCGCAATATGAACCGTAGAGAAAAACAGGCTTATTTGAGCCAATATTTAGGGAAAAGAACAAAATAACAGGAACACTGGTTAATCGCTGGTGTTCTTTTTATTTATAAAAAATTTATGAAGAGGTGATTTTTATGGCAGTTATCCGTGACGCAGGACCGAGCGCTTCTCAGTCTGCGACTTATGACGCATTTGGTAATGATGAGGATTTTTCCCCTATTATTACTAATATCGATCCTGACAAAACTCCGTTCCTGTCAAATTTGGCAGAGGACGACGATGCAGTGGAGACGAAATTCAACTGGATTACAGAGGGATTGCGCCCACCGCAAATGAACGCACATCTTGAAAAAGAAGATTATACTACCGGCAAGGTTGGCAGTATGCGTTCTTTGGACAATAACGTCCAGGTATTTTTCAATTCTGGTTATGTGACTGACATGCAGCGTAAGACTCGTAAAATTTACAAACAGCAGGATGAATTTGACCGTCAGAAAACTAAAGCTTTTTTTGAACATGCTCGTGATATTGAGTATGCACTCGTAAATGGCGATACGAAGCGTGATGGTACTGCTTCGGTTGCGGCTTTGACTGGCGGCGTTCCGTACTTTTTAAAAAGTGCTACTGTAGCTTGCACTTTGGAAACTGGCGGTAGCCCTGCTGCACCAACTGGAGTTTTCTCTACCGGTAATGTTAAACACGAACTGGAAACAGGTGACTTTGTGTATTTTAACGCTGCAACAATGCCGGCGGGACTTGTGAAGGATACCATTTATTATGTTCGCCTTGATGCGGCAGCACCTGAAAAGAAATTTACTCTTTTTCATAGTATGAAAGGCGCTATTGAGAATATTGTCGCAGATCAAGTTATTCCCACTGCTGCAGGGACTGGTGTGGTTATTGAAAAAAATAACGTAACTGATTTGGGTGGAACAAAGGATTATACCGTTGACGATATTAACGCTGTGATGCAGATGTGTTATTATCGTGGCGGCAATCCTTCTAAACTTTGGATGTCCCCGAAGAATAAAAAGCGTTTTTCCAGCTTGGTAACATCACTTGCTACGACAAATCGTAAATCCGGCGATAAAAAGATGAATATTGTTGCTGATACTTTGGAAACTGATTTTGGTATGGTAACTGCGCAGCCGCATTTGTGGTATCCTAACAATCGTATCGACGCTATGGACGAGGAATATTTTGCACTGAAATGGTTTGATCGTACTCACGAAGTTGCGAACCTGGCTAAAAAGGGTAACTATTCCGAGTTTGTAATTGAAGGGTCTATTGGTTTGAAAGGTACTCAGCCGCATGCAAGCGGTTCTATTTTGAACATTAAATATTAATTGTAGTTTTATTATTGAAAACAGCACACAGGCTATATACCTAGCATGTGTGCTGTTTTTTTGCTTATAAGGGGGATTTTATGGCTTCGATCATAAAACAGGAATTAAACAGTCTGAACGATGGTAAAGGGACTGTACATTTGAGAACTACTGTAGAGATGGATAGTGCTATTGCAATGGCGAAGGCGGCTACAGAGCTTTCGGGCGGACGTGTTGGACACGGCAGCGGCGAGATGCGGGTAATGGGATTTATTCCACCTGAATTATGGACTTATGATCCGCTTTTGTTGAAGGCTCGTGAAGCCAAACGACATGGTGATATAGGTCAATATACTCATTATGTAAGAATGTTTTTCAAGCTTAATCCGCAGCTTAGTCCCGTTGTTGATAAAAAATACTTTGCGACGAGGTGATTGAGCATGATTGAGGTATCTGATTTAGTCAGGAAAATACGTTTTAAACAGAAGGATTTGCACGAAATTAAATATAGTGATTATGAGATTTTGCAGGCGATCAACGAGGCTTTGTCTTACTTAAACCAAAGCCTGGCTTTGGGGAATAGCGAATATTTAGAGAAGGACAAAGAATATGTTTTTGATGATGATGCATATATTAAGGGAATTAGTTTGCCGTATGATTTTATGACTTTGATAAGTGTCACAAGGGTTAGGGACGGTTATAAAATGCACCCTGTATCAGTTGGCCGCAATACTGATTATGGTGAGTATAAAGTTTTTGCTAATAAGTTGTATTGCAGAGAAAAAGAAGTGAAGGTTGCTTACAGAGCTGTTTTGACAGATGTTGAAAATATTAATGAAGATATTGCGCTGCCGGCGTTTATGTCAGATGGTTTAGTAAATTTGTCGATCATGGTGATGAATAACCAATCAACAACGGTTCTTAGCGAAGCAACTGAAGCTTTGATTAAGAATATTACACCGCTGCGAAAGTATGCTAACGCACGTCAGAGAATGCCATTTAAGTGTTAAGGACGGTGATTAAATATGAATGCCAGTGAAGCTATACAGGAAATACGAAATAAAACTAATGATCGTGAGGGTATTGGTGATTTAGATAATGATGAAATATTATCATATCTGAATGAGGCTATTGCTTTTTTAAGTGCGTTCTTTATAAGCGCAGGGAACCCTTTTGCTATTAAAGAGATTGATATTGCCGACGGCGATACGCTGCCAGCTGATTTTACTAAAACAGCTGGTACATTTCCCATGAAAATTACAGGCAGAAAAGTTGCTCTGTTTAATAAAAGAAAACCGTTGAAAGTGAGATATTTTGCTGAGCTTTTACCCCTGAAAACAGAGGATGATGTTATGCCTTTTGAAATGCAGTCTTTAAATATGGTGCTGGTTAAACTGGCTGTAATTTATGTTTTTAATCAACAGAGATTTAATGTGCAGCAGGATCAGGCTATTACTACGGAATTGATGAATATTATAAATTCGGCGTTGGGGTATAGCGCATAGGTGGTGACATTATGAGTGATAATAATGGCATTCAAACGATAGTTGAGCTTTTGAAAAATATTCCAAACAGCGTTGATGGTGACGGAAAGCGGTTTGCTGCAGCTATAAAAAAAGTGTTGTCTATGTATGGGCTTAGTACCGAGCGTCAGATCGAAGATATGAAACCGGGTTCAGGTATCGAGCAGGTAACAGGGATAACACTTTTAGAAATGAATACCACGGATGGAAACGGTATGCCGAAAAATAATATTGAGGTATCTTTTAGTAATGCAGATATAACTGATTACGCATCTGCGCAGATATGGATTGCTTCGGACGAGAGTAAAATCTTCAAGCAAATTGGTACTACTGGTGGGTTGAAGTATGTTATTGAAAATGTGAATGCAGGGACGACTTATTTTGTGAGGGTAGTGGCTGTTAATTCCAGCGGCGGAAGCAGCAATTTTGAGGAAGCTCCGCAGGCTTCGATAGAAATTAAAGGGAGTATTCTTGTACCTGCTATTCCTAAGCAGTTTGTGCTAACTTGGGATGATGTAGGTCCGCTTTGGGAATGGCTGCATGATGATAATGGATATGTTGATTTTTTTGAGCTGCGTCTTGATGGAAATGCAGGCGTTTACAGCGATAAATTGCTTGACCGGACACGTGATTTTAAATCAAGAGCCAATCCCAATGTAAGAAGCGGGACTGCGTATTTATTTGTGCGTAATATTTTTGGCACTTACAGCCAGCCGGCCGTGCATCAATTTGGAAAGCCGCTGGGCGCAAAACCGGCAGCTCCTGTTTTATCAGCGTTGCTTTCGGGGGTAAATATAAAAATGGAGCCGTTGCCGGTTGGTTATACGAATTATAAGCTTGTTGTAAATGGTGATGACTTTAACAGTAAAAACAGTGAATTTGTTTATTTCCTGACCAGTGGGACGATTGCTGTGAGATATTGTTTTGTAGACGATATTGGCGAGGGTGAATACAGCGACGAAGTTACTGCTGATGTTAAGCAGCTTGTAGGAGCTGATGATATTGCTGAGGGGGCTGTTGGTGAGAAACAGATAGCGGCAGATGCTGTTTCTGCGGCTAAGATACAGGCTAATGCAATTGTTGCGGATAAAATTGACGCTAATTCGATAACTGCGGATAAGATACAAGCTGGTGCTATTACTGCAGATAAAATTGCTGTCGATTCCGTTACGGCTGAAGCTATACAGGCAGGAAGTATTATTGGCGAGCATATTAGTGCAGGGGCTATAAGTACCAGGGAGCTGGCGGCAAATGCAGTTGAGGCTAATCAAATTGCTGCTGGTGCTGTTACTGCGGATAAAATTGAGGCTGGCGCGGTTACGGCGGGAAAAATAGATGTTAAAACGTTAAGCGCTATATCGGCGACGATAGGAACTTTACGTACAGCTGAAACTGGTGCCAGAATGGAGCTTAAGGATAATTTGATAGAAGTATATGATGGGAATAATAGATTGCGTGTAAGAATGGGGGTATGGGGATGATTTATGCAGTAGTAACAATTTTGTTGGCGGCAGGAGTCGTTTATTATTTTCAAAAAAGGAAGAAGGGGAAAGATATGCCGCAGGGATTGCAATGCTTTAATCCTGATGGTGATTTGATTTTAGATTTAACCGATACTACTCTACAGATATTTGGTACAGCCAGTACCGGTACAGCTAACGGAAGTATAAAAGATAGCAGGATTAATGCAGCCAGCGGGTTTGTTTTTCCGATAGATATGTACCTTGATGGTGTTAACACTGGCGGGAATATTTATAGCGTTGGATATCAATGGTTTCCGCAATTTACAATAAAAAATGGTGAAATCAGTTGGGCTTATGTTGGCGGTGCATTTTGGACTCAGTGGTCAGGCGTAACGGTACGAAAGGTGAAAATCACTTTTGCTTATGGGGGTAGACAATGACAGAGTATCTTAAAGTTTTTAATGATGATGGCAGCGTACAGGTTGCCGATAATACGCCGATGATGTTTTTACAAAACAAGGCCAAGTTAGGTGCGTATTACGTTGAAACTACGAGTGTTAAATATTCAGGTGGATGGCATACTGTATATGGATACGCAGTACCAAAAAGTTCGAGTGCGCAAGCCGTGTTTGTTTCAAATCCTTCAAGCACGATAGCCACACTGTTTTGTAATTGTGCCAATCCTACTAGAGAAGTTAATCATTCTACAATGACGATACTTGATATGTGCCATTTATTTGCAGTAAGTGATGTAAGTAAAAGCATTGCAGATAATTTTGATGTTTTTATTTATTCCAGTGATCCACATAACAATGAAACTTTTGGGTTAGAATGTTTCGATGAAAATGGGCGGAAGATATTTAATGGTACAAAATCACCTCTAAAGGTGTTAAATAGCTTTTATGAAGTAAATACTGGTCCTAAGATTTGGGGTGATTACAGGGGTTTTACGGCTAAAAGTTACAATTATCCTGAGAAAACACTGGCTTTTAATGCTCCTATTAATTTTTATGGCGGTTATGAGGGTAAGGCAGGAAATCTGTATGCTCCGCTTGCTTACATTAATAACCATACAATACGTACCGCTGTGTATAATGGTTGGGAATTTGGATACTCCGATTGGGGTACAAGATATATTATGCAGACGTTACATCCGTTTTATAGAAGTTTTTCTACCCATATGGTTGTTGATGTTACTAATTACTGAGCGGAATTGAGGTGAGAAGATGCAAATAGATTTTGAAATTGAAGGTCAGAGGCTTATTTTAACAAGTGAAGCGTATATTGTAGCTGATAGTCTTAATTTTATAAAAGTTAAGGCTATTTTTTCTTCTGATTGGAGTGGGCTTACTAAGTTTGCTGTTTTTAATCGTAATTCTAATACTTACGAAATTCTTTTGGATGCTGAAAATAGCTGCCTTATTCCTTGTGAATGCGTTGAGGAAGAAGGAGAATTTTATCTTTCTTTTATAGGAATAAACGATGAAGGTAAGCTGATTGTTGGTACAACTAAGGAGAAAACACTGGTCGTAAAGGGGAACGAATTTTCTGATCATATTGGCAGTGACGAGCAACGCCTCACTTTGACTTATTTAGGTGAAGTATTAGCCAGTGTAAAAGAGGTCGTAACGGCTGCGGATGATGCTAAGTCATATAAAGAAGCTGCTGCTAAAAGTGCGGATAGCGCTAAAATAAGTGCAGCTAATGCTGAAACTTTTTCAGGGGACGCAGAAAAAAGTGCTGCTTCTGCGGCAGAGAGTGCGAAGCTGTCTGCAGCAAGCGCTAAAGGTGTTTCTGATGCTGAAGTTAACGCCAAAAATTATGCTGAGGAAGCTAAAAAGCAGGCTGATAATGCGGCCGTAGCTGCTGCTTCGGCTGGTAGAAGTGAAGTGAAAGCAACAGAAAGCGCCAATGCGGCTGACAATAGTGAGAAAACTGCAACAGCTGCTAAAGATACTGCTGTTGCAGCAGCAACGGCTTCTTTTAGTAATGCGGGCAGTGCTGATAAAAGCGCCCAAGCTGCTGCGGCTAGTGCTAAAGGAATTGGCGAAGCTGAACAGCGGGCGGCGAGTTCTGCAACAGCAGCTGCTTCTTCTGCAGCAGCTGCAGCTGGATCTGAAAGCAAGGTCAACAGTGATAAACTGGCGGCTGAAACAGCGGCGGAAGCTGCAAGTGCATCTGAAACTAAAGCCGGTCAATCAGCGGCTAATGCTGCTAATTCGGAAAAAGCTGCAAGCGAAAGTGTTACTGCTGCAGAGCAGGCAAAAATAGCAGCTGCAGAAAGTGCGACGGCAGCAGCGGCAAGTTCTGAAAATGCTGATGCTGCTAAAACAGCGGCAACGGCAAGTGCTTCTAAAGCCCAAGCGTCGGAAGCGGCGGCTGCTGTTTCAGCTGCCAATTCAAAAACGTCTGAAACCAACAGTGCGGCCAGCGCACAAGGAGCGTTAGAGGCAAGTTCAGCGGCGGTAGCGTCGGTTAGTACAGTTGAAGCGGCTAAAACTGCTGCAGCTAGTAGTGCGGCCAATGCTAAAGCAAGTGAAAGCAATGCGGCAAACTCGGCAACGGCAGCTGATACTTCGGCAAATAATGCCAGTGTTTCAGCAGCAGCGGCGGTGGAGTCTAAAATAGCGGCGGCTGAAAGCGAGAATAACGCCAATACTTTTAAAAATCTTGCCCAGGAATCGGCGACTACTGCGGCCGGCAGTGCAAGTGCAGCTACTACGGAAGCGAATCGGGCGAAGACAGAAGCTGACAGGGCGGTAGAAGCTGCGGCCCAGGCTGCCGCTGGCGGGGTAAGAAAGGTAAACGGTATTAGTCCTGATGTTGACGGCAATGTTAATATACCGGAGTATGAGCATCCGGATAGTGGTATAACCGCAGGAACGTATCGCAGTGTTACTGTAAATGAACAGGGGCATGTTACTGCCGGAGCTAATCCGACTACACTGAACGGGTATGGTATCGATGATGCAAAAATAGCCAACGGTACAATTACTTTAGGCGGTAATGCAATTACGCCGCTTACGCCGGATAGTTCGCTTAATGCGGAGAAAATAGTCGGTGTGATAGGCATTGAAAATATACCTAAGGCCGCTCTTGAAAGACTGAAAAGGGTTGCTGATGATGCTGCAAGGTTTGCTTTAACGATTGATGATGTGCAGAATGGCGATACTGTAAAGGTATTGGCGACAGAAAAAATATACGCTATCATTGATGATACAAAATTATCGTCTGAGGAAGGGTATGAGGTTTATATTGCTGGTGCTGCCGCTTCGGTACCGTGGTCAGGGGTGACAGAGAAACCTGAAAAATTTAATCCGTCTGAGCATAATCACAAGGGCAGCGAGATTACGCTGACAGGATATGTGAAAGCGGAAACAGCGGCGGCTATTAAAGATACGGATAGCCTTAATGTTGCCGTTGGAAAATTGGAAAAGGGCCTTGATGGGAAGCAGGCGGCAGGAGATTATGCCCCTGCAGATCATAGCCATAGTGTAATGACCGGTGCCAGTACTTCTGCTGCCGGTACAGCTGGCTTTATACCTGCTCCGGCGGCAGGGGAACAGGAAAGCTTTTTAGCTGGTGATGGTACTTGGAAGGCTGCTGAGAACAATAAGGTTACGCAGACCGTTATTAGTGATGATGCGGAATACCCGTTGATTTTGGCGATTAAGGCCAATCAAACGGAAAACACTACGGACGGAGTTCGTTTTGCTGCAGGTATTACTTATAACCCGTTTACTAAAACGATCAGTGCGGAAAAGTTTAAAGGCGGATTGAATGGTAATGCTGATAGTGCGACTAAGGCGGTACAGGACGGCGATGGTAATAATATTGTAACCACTTACGCTAAAAAGACAGAAGTTGAAACCAAACTTGCACAGGCGACAAAGAAAATTGCTGGAATAACCCGTACAGATGTAGGTAGTAATGAATGCGCAACTACTGTGATTGAAGATAGTGTTAGAATTACAAAAGATGGTTTGAGTGTTGATACGATTAATGGCGCTAACTTTGAGGTGGAAGAAACTGCGACGTCAGGAAGAATGACTTTAGGTGCTGGCACAAGCTTAGGCGGCGAATCTTCAACTATTTTTGGTTCTGCAGCTAACGGTTCAGGTAAAAATGCGTGTGCGTTTGGTAGATATGCTGACGCAAGCGGATTAAACAGCCTGGCTTTTGGTACTGCTGCAACAGCAGAAGCTAATTACAGTACAGCTGTTGGTGTAAATGCCGTAGCAAGCGGCTTAAACAGCCTGGCTTTTGGTGAATATGCACAATCAACTAAAGGCAGCAGCGTAGCTATCGGTAAAGGAGCAATCGCTGCACATGCAAATTCTTTTGCTCTTGGTGTTAATGCTACGACTACGACTGACAATCAGGTCAGTGTGGGTACTTACGATACTGCAGGTGCTGTGTGGACGAAGCGTAGGAATTTAGCTGGCATAGGCAACATTGAACTGGCTGGCAATATTTCTGGATTAATTACACCGACAGCGGACAGCGAAGCGGCTAATAAGGCATATGTAGATACATCTATTGCTGATATTCCCGAAGCAACAACATCAACTGCTGGATTTATGAGCGCAAGCGATAAATCTAAAATCGACGCCTCATCGGTAATTACTTCCGGCACTACGGACTTAACCGCTGGCACTTCTGCGCTCGCCAGCGGAGCTATCTATTTAGTATACGAATGAGAATAGAGGTGACATCATGGTAAAATGGCTAATTAAAATTTTGGGCGGCGTTCCTCGAAGTGCTTATATTGATCTGCAAAATAAAATTATGGATCTGCGAAGTAAAAATACGGAATTGTTCGACCAGAACAGTATACTTAGAACCGAAAACAAAAGCTTAAAAAATGAGCTTGAAGCGGCTTTAAACGCAGGAATTACCTCAGGCACAGATGATTTAAAAGACGGCATATCTCGCCTGGATACAGGGAAAATATACGCTGTATTTAACAGGGGGTCTATGATATGACAAAAGCGATTTACACAGGTGTAGACGGCGTAGCCCGCAAAGCAAAAGCTATGTATGTAGGAGTAGACGGCGTAGCACGCAAGGTAAAAAAAGCGTATGTAGGCGTAGACGGCGTGGCGAAATTGTTTTATCAATCTGAGCCGCAACCGCTATCGCAAGTTACTATAAAAATAACCAATACCGTTTTAGGTGGCACTGGCGTTGGTATTGAGTGTATTATTCCAGCTTTAGGAATTAGCGCTGTAAGTAACGGTAGAGCAGAAGCTGTATTTACCCAGGGCAAGATTATGCGGGGTGAAACTTACACAGTATGTGCTTATAGAGAAAATGGTATTGAATATAAAAGGCAAGATTTTACTGCAGCTGATGCGGATACAGATATTTGGTATCTTGATGTTAAAAGTCTTGTTGGAGAAGGACCGAGATTAAGGGTATATACCATTGATAGCACTACTGGAAGTGTACATACCGGCAATTTAGTATCAGGCGTTCCACTGGAGATAGTATACGCAGCCGGACCAAGTGTACCAGGGTTTGCAGAGCAGACAACAGGCGAAGATGGGAGCGTTCAATGGTCTGCAATGGCACCTTTGAAATATGGTGATTATGCCATTAAAGTAGTTGAAAATGAAAATTGGGAAGAAAGTTTATTCCCCTTCTTTTGGGAGGATAGCGACAGAACATTTTTGATGTTAGTAACACCAAAGGTTAAAGTAGGCACTCTTATTGTAGTTAAAGACTATGCAGGCGACCCACTTTCTGGTGTGAATGTATCAATAAATGGAACAAGTATTGGTGTAACTGATAACATGGGACAAACACTTACATTACAGCCTCTTGGGGAAAGTATTGAAATTACTCTTGCTTTATTAGGGTATATCTCTGTACGAACCAATGTAGTTATTCAACGTGGATCACCATTCGGAATAACTATACCGATGCCTAGGACTGCACAAATAATCTTTGATAGTTGCGGCGGTAGTGAGATAGAAAGGATAGACACATACCAAGGGGCTACATTCAATTCATTTCCTACTCCCGAAAGAGCTTCTTATGTATTTAAAGGTTGGTATTTAGATGATGCGTTAACAGAGCCAGTAGTGTATCCATTTGTAGTTTCAGGTAATACTGCGCTGACTGCAAGCTGGAAAGCGAGAATAGCTTATACTATTATGATGGAAATAGCAATCGGTGGATCGGCTAGTAGTAATAAGGATACAGCGGCAGAAGGAGAACAGGTTACATTTACTGCTATACCAGATGTAGGTAGCGAGTTTTTGAATTGGGAAATTATGAAAGATGGCGAAACTACCCCAGCGATTATTATTGACAATCCACTTACATACACAATGCCCGCTTGTAACATTGGAGTAACGCCTGTATTCAACGAAGGTAGCCCACCTGTACCTAGCGATCCCATAACTTTAGTGTTTAAAGTTACTGGCACCGATAGCCCGCCGACTGGCTACACTGTAAGGTTTACATATCCTGATGGAAGTTTAATATTCGAGGGTACAACAAAGGCACTTGGAACTGTAAGAATGAATACTGCTGATTGTCCAATGTATGCAGTAGACGGTATGACTGCTACGGCAACTAATGGATCATATGCTGGCACTATCACAATCAATGCAGCAGATGTGACAGAAGATAAGGCTAATCCGAGCAGCGAAATTTTATTTGATATTCCCGTTATTACTACAGGGACGTTGGGTAGCAGTAATGCAAAAGATGCTAAAACAACAATTACTATTCCAGCAGGAGTCAATGTTATAAAGTTTAAAGATGTTTACATAGGCGTAACTCCCAATAAGACATACAACATATCAAAAAAATCTTTTGCATTAGGGAGTGAGTTTCGCTTGAGTGTATCTAGTGATACAGAAGGTTATTGGAGAGAGACTGTGTACACAACCACAGTATTTAATGAACTCACTTTAAGTTTTGAGTATTCTCCTGCAATTAACTCAGTTACACCAACCGTTACAGACTATTAATATAACAAGGAGATGCTGTACAATGCCAATTGAGCGTAGCGAGCAGCTGACAGCAATTAGTTTCAGCGATTTTACCGGCGGGATGAATACAGCGCAGCCGCCCGGGCAGATTGCCGAAAATGAAGCGCAGCTCATTGAAAATTACGAATATGATTATAACCGGCTGCGAACTCGTGGCGGGTTATCGGCTCCGCTTATTACCGTAGACGGTGATGAGATAGAGAGCTTTTTTTATGACAGGATGACCGAAGGTTATTTGATTTTTGGCAGCACGCCTGTTGAGGAAGAAAGTACGGCGAAGATTTATTTTGCGGACGTTACGAATGGAGTAAAAGAGGTTGGCGTACTGTCAGGACGATCACGACCGGTATGCTGTAAGTTTGGCGGTGATTTGTTTATTGCCAGCGGCGGCAAGCTGCAGGTATATGACTATGAAGCGTTGACGACTATTGACGGAAGTTATCTGTGTGACAACGTGTTTGAACGTTTTGGGCGTTTGGTGACAACACATCGGGGTGATGACAATGAGTATTATTCTTCTGTGGGCGATGCGAAAAGTGAACAGGCATGGGAAGAAAAGACTAAAGATGAGAGTAGTGCGAAGTGGTTGGAAGTTGGATATAAGGATGATGGTGATATTATAAACAGCCTGCCAATGGCTAATGATATCGTTGTTTTTAAAACTAACGGTAACATTTATAGTATCAGCGGTGAATATCCGGCGTGGAACGTAGCTCTGATCGGCAGGCAGAGTGGTGCAGAGAATGTATGTCAGTCTATAGCTTCTGTTGGCAGCAGTATTGTTTTTATAACACAGGAAGGAATACGAAGTTTAGACGCTGTACAGGTTTATGGTAATTTTCAGCCTAATGAGTTAGGATATAAGATTAATAAAAGCCTGGCTGAAGAAATTTATAAACCCATGTGCTGGAATTTAATATCAAAAAGACAGCTTGTTATTGCTCCGAATTTTAGGGAGCGTAACAAGCTGTTTGTTTATCAGTATAATATGAGTTCAGGTTATGTTTTAAATTTTCCTGAGCCTGTTGCTGACATGGCTGAAACTACTAATGGGGTAACTGTTGCGATTGGTAATAGACTGCATAGGTGGAGCTTTGAGTTTGATACTGATAATGGTGTGCCGATTCAAACCAAAATTATTACACGGCAGATCCTGACTGGTAACAATATCATTACAAGACGATTTGACGTGTTTGTAGAAAGCGATCAGGAAGGTTGTTTGAATATAGATGTTTTAGGAAAAACAGTTAAATATTCATTACAGGATAAACGCAGAATAAAGCATTTTTATTCGCAGTCGCACGGGTTTGAGCTATGCATAAGATGCGACAAACCGCATGTTTTAAACCATTTACAGTTATATGCGTTGGACGTTTAGGCATTGGCAAAGAGGTGATGTATTATGTCTACAGCAAAGACTTTGCAGGAGTGGATTGATTTTTATGAACAAAAGACAGGTGATAAGTTTAGTGTTCCGAAGGGATACGGACTGAACTATTTGGCGGAACGTGGCTTTGCGCTGATGAAACTTGATTATGAAAGAAAAATGGTAGTTGTCTATCAGGTTTGCGGAGATGGCAAATTTTGGCATGACTATGCTGAATTGTATGCCGCTGGGGCAGGCCTTGAGTGTGTTGCTACTATGTGTACCCGTTCGATAAGGCCATATATCAGGGCTTTTGGGTGGAAGATTGCAAAGGAATATCATTGCATAAATAATAAGTCTAATCCGGGTAAAGTTGAAAGCCGGTATTTGTGTAGTGACAGTATTGGGCGCCCGATCGTTATCACTCTTTGTGGTTATGAGGATAATGGGAATGAAGATTATTGGGTGACGCATTACCTTAATACTAGGGAAGCGCCAATTCTTGAAATAAATCCGGAAGTGATTTTAGTAAATTTAAATTCGGAAAAAGGCGGTGATAACAGTGTGGAGAATGATTATTCAGTTACACAAGAAGGGCAGTAGCAGTACGACTGTTCAAAGTTACCAGCCAACTCAGTACGAGTTGGAATTACAGAAGATATCTGCTGATTACGCTAATTCAATTAAGGATAATGCCCTTAAGTTGAATGATTCTGGTGCGAATCTGTATTTTGACAGTTTGGCTGATACTAAGGTCGATTATAATAAGCTGCTTAATGAGGCGCAAGGTCAAATTGGAGCTGCGCAGCAGGGTGTTGCTGGGCTGACACAGGGCATTTTGCCGGAAGAATATCAGAAGAATATGGAAAATTCGATAAAAGCAGGCGTGCAAAGCAGCGTGGGTAGTATGGTAAATGACCTGGGTGGACGTGGTGTATTGAACAGCAGTGTTACGAATACACAATTACAGGGTATTAATGATGCTGCTGCTAACGCAATGGCCGAGCAGTACAATAATAATATTGGTACGCTTAACGGCTTGTATGGGCAGCAGTCCGCTTTAGCAGGGCAGAACATTACTACTGCGGCAGGGGCACAGGAAGCGGCGACGAACCCGGGCAAAGCCGCATGGGAGATGTCGATGGGACTTAACGGCAGTACTTTAGGCGCTCTTAGTGCGATGGGCGGGCAGGGTACAACGACTTCGACGCAAAAACAGAGCGGCGGCAGCGGGTTGCTTGGCGGTGTATTGACAGGCCTTGCCGGCAACAGCGGTTTATTTGGACGTTGATTTAATTATTGCTGTTTCGGGTTGTTTGCGGTTGATTTAGTTGATTTGCAAAAAACTTGTTAATATATTATAATAAACAAAAGAGATAGCCTGATATTGGCGTGTCAGCTCTCTCCTGAAAAGTTAAGACTTGAAGAAAAGGCCGACTACCAATTAGTTGGTCTTTTGTCTTTTATAAGTAAGGTTTACTTACGGTTAGACAAAATGATAGCTACGAGTGTACCGAAAGCTACCGTTAAGGATAATGCTTCGTATACAGTCATGCTATCACCTCCCCCTTATGGGAGAGAATCCGACTATCAGGCTATCTCATGAAATATTATAACATAGATGCAGGCGCTTAACAATTTTGTTAGGCGCTTTTTGTATGCCTAAATTTATTAAGGGTGGTGATTGGACGATGAGTTACGGGAAATATGGAATGAAAAAAATATATGGTCAGCCTGATTTTAGTAATATGGCCAGCATTGCATATAGTGATCCGACATTTGCTTTGGGTATGCTGCTGGCAAAGGGCTATAACAAACAATATGATGATCGTGGTGTACGCAAGGCTCAGGAAGAAATGATGGGGGATTTGGGCGCTGCTACGGCTGAGGACAGGAATAAAGCGCTGGAAGATTATCTTGCCAATGGCGGCGGCATGGATTTTGATATGGCGGCGGCTAATAAGGCACTAGATGAATATAAGGCAGGGAATGTGCCTGTAGGGAGCTTCGGCATGAGTGCAGGGCAAGCTGAAGCGCCGAATACATTGTCTGCCGGTGGCAATACGATGAGCATTGATGAATTGTATAAGGGTATGCCTAGCGGTAAGGTTACTTCCGCTGCAGATCAGGAGAAGATAAGTGAACTTGCTAATATGTATGCGCAAATAAAAAATCCTGCCAATAATCCTGATTTTTCATCGGAGCAATGGGCGGCGAACCAGCGTCTTAAACAAAGGGCGCTGGGGCGTCCGGATTATCAGATTGATGAAGCTTTGGCGGCGGTGTTACCGCAGGCGCAGGACAAGGAGAAGCTGTCCAAACAAGCGTATGCGGATCAGTTGATGGGTCTGTTGAGTGGTTATAATCCTAAAGAAGGTTATGATCCTAAAATGATGCAGTATTTGTCTGAACTAGGCAGATATGATAGTACTGCTGCTGCACTATGGGCTAAAAACATTCCTACCGGCGGCGACGAATATCGCAATAAAAATGTTATTGAAGGACAGGAGCGTCAGTTTGAGTATGGGCAAAAGGCTGCTGATAATCAACTTGGCAGGGCTAAAGATCTTGGGCAATTTAACAGTGACTTGAAATCTGCCGAGATACAAAGGGCTATGCAGCAGAAGATTGCTAATGTGAAGGCTGCTTTCCCAAACGCAACAGAGGATGAAGTGCTGAAGTATGTTTTAGGTGGTGGTTCTGGTGTCAGTGCGATTAATGGTGCAAATGCACAGAAGATAAATGCTGCTAAGGCATCTCTTGCAGATGAACAAAATTGGAATAAAGCACATAATGATGGCTTGGGCAATATAACAGAGCCTTATCCATATCAAGAACAGGCTAATGCCGCAAGAACCTTCTTACAGAACTTTTACGGACAGCAGGGAGGCGTTCAGGTAGGGATGGGACAGGTGGGCAGTAATGTTGCAATGCAAGGATTTGTTGATAAATATAACGGATTGCGCAAAGATGATCTGTCAAATGTAAATAAAACATTAGCGGATGACAGGGAACTTATAAGTTATTTAAGGAATAATCCTCAAATGATTGCTGTATTTGAAGCGCAAACAGGCATACAATTACCGCGCAAAAAATAGAAAGGGTGGCGCTTATGAGTGACATAGATTGGAAAAATTTGGGCGTAACCGATGATAAAGACGTTATAGATAATATTGATTGGAATAAATTGAATGAGTCTACAATTATTGCCCGTGATGGTGAACAGGGGTGGGGAACCGCATTAAAAACTGGTCTTGTTGGTGCGGCCGGTAATGCGGCAGGATTATTTGAAAGAGTGTTATCTGCTGAAGCTAAACCGGCATATGTCAGTGATGAAGATTGGGCACAGCAACAAAGTCCTATTCATAAATGGGTGCAGGACAAGGCGCAGGAATTGGAAGATAGTAATCGTGTGCAGTTTGAGCCTTGGAGTGGGAAATCTATTGCACAGGGTGTTGCAGGTATTGTTCCTTACGCTGCTACTTTGGCACCGGCGGCAGCAGTAGCTATGCGCAGTGGTAATGCAAATGCATTGCGTTCTGCCGGTATTGGATTAGCCAGTAAGGCTGGTTTAGGAGCGAAAGGCATAGAGTTTGCCGGTGAAGCTGCTCCTGCTATTGGTATTGGCGCCTTAGGTTCTTTCCCTGAGGCACGAATGGAAGGTCAAGGAGCTTATGAAGATGCTATAGCGGAAGGCAAGTCGCCGGACGAAGCGATGCAGATCAAGAATGCTGTAACTGCTTGGAACGTTGCCCTTTTGACAGGTACTAATTCTGCTGAATTATTAACTACATTTGGTAGTCTGAAATCTTTTTTACCTAAAAATACGGTGACGAGAATTGCTGCAAGGCTTGCCGGTACTGGTATTTCTGAGGGAATCGAAGAAGGCGCACAGGAAATTATTCCGCAGCATGTTAATGGTGAAAATATTGATTGGGATAGAGTTGGTCAAGCTACCGTTATTGGCGGATTAGGTGGTATGGTTCTTGGCGGTGCTGGTATGGCCGCCAATCATTTGTTGGACAGGCAGGCTGATGCAAGTATTGATGGAGATGATTTTAATACTTCTGCTGTACAAGGAGAAAATAAGGCGGTTAGGCCTATGCCTGTTGCCGATGGTATTGAAGATACTGAACTTAGCAATACTAATCCTGAATTGGTAAATGGCGTCAATGAATTGAATGCCTGGGTTTATGATAACTTTGGCAAGGATTTAGTTGTGAGCGGCGGCGCACGCAGTAAGGAACGCAATGCTTCTGTTAATGGCGCTGAAAATTCGCACCATTTGTATGGTACTGCTATTGACGTGGACGCATCAAATTTGACTGAGGAAGAATTGTCGGCTGTTCGTGCAAAGGCTAAAGAAATGGGTTTTAATGCAGATGGTGAGGATATGTACCATGATAAAGGTACAGGTTATCATATGCATTTAAACCTTTCTGACGGAGTACATGTTGGCGTTTTAGAAAATGGCGGTGTGGCAAAGGCAGAAAATATTGATGTAATGCGGCAATTTTTGAATGATAATCAGTATTTGCATGATGCGGATACCAATAATGCTATTGAGCAGGCCCTTGAAAGTAATGATCAGGCAGAAATGGCAGAATTATACAGCAGGCTTGCCGCAGAGCAGAAGAACAACGAGAAAGGTACAAATACTGGTGCTGCCAATGAAAAAGCCGATACGGACGATTTTGAAGCACCGAAAAATATACAGGTAGAGCAGGAAGAAAGTATACCGCTTTTACAGACTAATTTTGGTAATTTGGTAAATAAGGTGCGGGCTGGGCAGGGTGAAAAACCTGCTTTTGTGAAGAATGATAAAATTATTGCGGCGCAATCTGTGTTGGCGAAAAAACTTTCTCAAAACAGCAAGATGATAAACTTAGCTCGGAAGGCATTTGCGGGTGATAAGAAGTCCAGTCAGATTTTTAAATCTTTACGGCCGGACGCGCAGGAAGTATTGACCAGATTGGTAAACGGAAATAATAGACCGGCAGGGCATGATGTTATTGAATTGCCGGCTGTTGATGTTCAACAACAGGTTGAGGCAGTTCGAAATAATGAAGCGGAACAGATTGAGAAAAATGATTTGCCGCAGCAAGTAACTCCTGTGGCAGAGAATATTTCGCCGATTGCAGGGCTTGCTGCAGAGCCTGCGCCTGTTGCTGTTAAACCAGCGAATGCCATTGCTAAAAAAGGCAAAGCGGAAGCCCGTTATACGGCAAAAGGAGAAAAACTTATACCGCAGACAGCGGAGCTGCGGGGAGATGAGATTACGGTTATCAGTAAGCCAAGTCCTAAGACAATGGATCATGAATTATATACTTATGGTCGCTTGCCGAGCGGTAATTATACGTTGAAAGTGGACGAAATAAAGAACGCTATCAAAAGTCATGGTAATCCTAACTGGGCACTATTTAAGCTGATACAGAAGAAATACAGTGAGGCATTTGCTAATACTGGTGAAAAAGCAGATGCCCTGACTACTTCAGATCCGTTGAATAGCAGGATTATTGATAATCAGATAAGCGCTATTAAACAGGCGCTTGCAGCGTATGATGTCAAACAGAATAAGCTTGCAGAGAAACATGTGGAAAGCAAGCTGCTGCTGGGGAAAGATGGTAAGCCGTTGACCGTTTACCATGGTTCGTTCTATTTAGGCGATAATGATTTTGAACCTGCGTTTAGTGGGCAAAATACCGGTGGTGGGGAAGGCGGTGCAATATTTTTTACTGATAATAAAAACATTGCTGAATTTTTTGCCTATGAAACGAAGCCTGGTAATTCTAATATGACAAATATTAGAACAGGCAATAAAGGGAAAGTTAGAAGCGTAAATTTGCTGCTTAGTAATCCTTTGGACTATGGCAATATTACAGAAAAAGATGCTGAAAACATTACCAAAATATCGCCCACACCGATAACTGTAGAAGATGTAATGAATTTTACTAAGTTTGATGATAAGCAAATGATAAAAACATTTTTGCCAAATGATTTAAGCAGGCTAAAAGAGGTTGGCTATGATGGTATTATGGGGCCGATTGACGTAATAGAGGTAAATGGTGGCAAGCTGGAAAACATAAGAGGAATAGAATACGGTGTATTTTCTGCTGATCAGATTGTTTCTGTGAAGGAAGAAGCGGCACAGAGCCGGTTTGATGGTAAACGTGCCGAAACGGCACTGGACAGTTTGATCGGGCGTAAACCAAAGTCGAATGTTGAGGGTCAGGATTCTAAGAAAAAATTTGTTGATGTTTTTAATGAGAGCGAGCTGGATGCAGAACTTGCGAGAGCTAAAGCAGAGATGAGCAAATTGAGTGCTAATCCGTTCTTTAATCCAGCGCTGATGAAGTCGCTTGTAAAAATCGGCGGTATTTACATTCAAAAGGGTGTTAACAGCTTTGCTAACTGGTCTGTCCGTATGGCAGAAGCATTGGGTAATGATGTAAAACCTTTCCTGAAAGCGGCGTGGAATACCTTACAGGCGTACCCGGAAGGTGTTAAATTTAATGATGATGTGATGACCGCCGTTATGGAGTATGTCGGCAGCAGGGTTGATGATGGACGTTCATTGGCAGATATTCGCAGGGAGTTTGCAGATCAATATGGCGGCGAATATCTTGATTATGTGGACTCTGCTCATCGTGGTATTATGGAGTATCCTACTGAGATTGAGAGCAGGCATGAAGTTGCTGATACTGCTGATACTGCAGATGAAGCAGGTGGCGACACTGTTGATCCGGATACCGAAAGGCAGACGGAATCTGCTGCAGCGGATACAGAAAGATCACAGAAATCTAATGTTGGTCCGCAAGCAATTTTTAATGAGAATCAGGCGTTGAATGGTTTGGAAATTTCTTTTAAGGCAAAGCCAGGTGCAGAAGTGATTGATGGATTAAAAGCCGCCGGTTACCGCTGGTCGATGAAGAAAAAACTTTGGTATGCTAAAAAGAGTAATAAAGCTGTTGCGTTTGCTGAAAGTATTGGCTATGAACCGGCAAAGGTGGTAGAATTAGTGCATGAAGAAGTTTCAGGAAAGGCTGGTGCTGACTATGTGGGCGACCGTAGAGGATTACAAAGAGTATCTGAAGGAGAGCGCACCGAAGGAGTACAGGGAACTGAGGAAAGCAAACAGGCTGGACGAGGTAGCGACGAGGGCGATAGAGAGCGCAAGACGGTATTACAACGAAACTCTGGAAATGCTGGAAGCACGGAATCCGTCGCCAAAAACGGACGACGTGTTGGAGATATACAGACATCAACAGATGTTGGAAGCCCAGGCGAGGGAACTGACAAACGCTTACCTGTATCAGAGAGATTAAGGCCTGCTCAGAAAAAAACGGCTAAGGCCAGGGAAACACCAGGTCATAATTTTCAGATCACAGATGCCGATAATATTGGCAAGGGTGGTTTAAAAACTAAATATAGGGATAATGTGGCAGCGATCAGGCTTTTAAAAGAGCTTGAGAGCGAAAACAGACTTGCGACACCGGAAGAACAAAAGATCTTAGCTCGTTATGTGGGCTGGGGTGGTTTGGCTCCGGTGTTTAATATTTATGATCGTAGCGGTGACAGCGAATGGAATAATGAGCGTGTTGAGCTGAAGGAGCTTTTGAGTAAGGAGGAGTATGAAAGCGCAAGGCGTTCGACTTTGAATGCGCACTATACCGCCCCGGGAGTAGTAAAAGGTATATGGGATATTGTGCAGCGTTTAGGGTTTAAAGGCGGAAGGATACTGGAACCTTCAATGGGCGTTGGTAACTTTTTTGGGTTAATGCCACGTAGCGTAATGAATAAAAGCAGTCTTTCGGGTATTGAACTGGACGGACTGACGGGTAGGCTGGCAAAACAGCTTTATCAAAAGGCTAATATTGAGATTACTGGATTTGAAAAAGCGGCTATTCCTGATAATTTTTATGATTTGATTATTTCTAATGTTCCCTTTGGCGATTTTAAGCTGCATGATCCTGCATACAATAAATATCATTATAATATTCACAACTATTTCTTTGCTAAGGCTTTTGATAAGGTGCGTCCGGGCGGTTTGATTGTATTTATTACCGGCAGCGGGACGATGCAGTCAGGTAAAGATTCAGAGCTTTTGCGTAATATGTTGAATAATAAAGCTGATATGCTTGGTGCGGTAAGGCTTCCGAATACAACGTTTAAGGAGAATGCAGGGACGGAAGTTACAACTGATTTAATTGTATTGCGTAAGCGTGAAGAAGGAGCTGCAGCAGCAAAGGAACACAAGCCTTGGCTTGAAAAAAGGCCCAGCGGCTTAAAGGCACAGTATACCGATGGTGATTTGATGATTAATGAGTATTATCAAAAGCATCCGGAGATGCTGATAGGTGAGCTGGCTGAGGATAAGCTTTATCGTGGAAGGTTGGCTTTGGATGGTAAGAATTTAGATGTCATGGAAGAACTGCAAAGCCGCATTTCTAAATTTCCCAAAAATATTTATAAACCATTGGCTGGTAAAGTGCAGGATACAATGTCCAGCTTACAAACCTTTTTGGCGCCGGCCGGAGTTCGGGAACGGTCTTATATTTTGGACGATAAGGGTGTGGCTTATCAGAATATCGGTAAAGAGATGGTTGCCGTCCCTACAGGCGAACAGAAAAAAACGATTGCTTTTGCAAAGGTGAAGCAGGCTTTAAAAAATATTTTAGCAGCACAGATTGATCCTGTAACACAGGAAAGTAACTTACTGCCCTTACGCAAAGAATTAAATGCTTTGTATGATAGTTTTGTTAAGGATTTTGGTTATCTCAATGATAAGAAGAACGTTTCTAAGTTGGGGGACGATCCGGAGTATGGTTTAGTAAGTGCTATTGAGGAATATAAGGTTGATAAGAAAACTAAGAAAGTCACTGCTAATAAAAGAGATATTTTTGAAAAGAGAACGGTGGCCGCAGTAAAAAATATTGAAACAGCGGATAGCCCGATAGATGCTTTAGCGACTTCACTTGCACAAAGAGGCGAATTGGATTTGGATTATATGGCTGGTTTGCTGGGAAAAGATAAGTCTGAGGTTATAAAATCCCTTGAAGGGCTGATTTATGAGAATCCGATCACGAGAGATTTTGAAACGGCAGAGGAATATTTATCGGGTAATGTTCGTGAAAAGTTGGAAGCTGCTGTTGAGGCGGCTAAGTCTGATCCGAAGTATGATAAAAATGTTGAAGAACTTAAGAAGGTACAGCCTGAGGATTTAAAGCCTGAGGACATCAACGCTAATCTTGGCGTGCCGTGGATACCTGAAAGTGATATTGAAGCTTTTGCGGATAAACTTTTAGATGAGTTTGGTTCTTTGTCCGTTAAGTTTAACGCACCAATGGGGACGTGGCTTGTTGATTGGCAGCGTAGTGCTGCTAAAAACAGTGTGGCGAACAGGAGTACTTGGGGAACGCCCGACAGGAGTTTTAAGGATATATTGGATTATGCCCTGAATCAAAAAACGCCAATAGTTTATGATACTTTTGAGGATGGCACGAAAGTTGTTAATCAAAAGAAAACTGCTGCAGTACAGGAAAAGCTGCAAAAGGTAAAAGATGAGTTTAGAAAGTGGATTTGGTCGGACGAGAGCAGGACGGAACGATTATTAAATTATTACAATAATAATCTGAATAACTGGCGCCTGCGGGAATATGACGGCAGCCATTTAACTTTGCCAGGTTATAGCCTGACCGCACCGCAGCTAAGAGAACATCAAAAGAATGCTATATGGAGAGTTTTGCAGAACGGTAATACTTTGCTGGCACACAGCGTTGGTACAGGTAAAACTTGGACGATGCAGACGGCTGGCATGGAAGCCCGACGTCTTGGTATAGCTAAAAAGCCGATGTATGTTATTCCAAACCATATGGTTAAGCAGTTTGAGAATGAGTTTCGTGTTATTTATCCTAACGCCAATTTACTGACTGTTTCGAGTGAGGAGCTGCCGGACATAAATGTTGTTGCCGGCAAGGGCTTAAGTAAAAAAGAAATAGAGAAACGGAGAGCTGCTAAAAACGGTTCACGGCAAAAGATGCTCAGTCGGATTGCTATGGAAGATTGGGACGGCATTATTATCAGCCATAATATGTTTAAAAGGATACCTATGTCGCCGGAGGCTTATAAGAATTTTTATCGTCAGCAGGTTGATGAGATCAGCGAAGCTATTTTGGCGATGAAATTGGACGAGGGTAAAGCTTATAATAAAATTGTTAAAGAGTTGGAGAAGCAAAAAGAAAAGCTGGAAGAACGGTTAAAACGTGATACCAGCGAGGAGACGAAGGACATTGTTATACCATTTGAACAGCTTGGTATAGATCAATTGTTTGTAGATGAAGCTGACTTGTTTAAGAATTTAGCGTTTTCCACCAAAATGACACGCATTGCCGGTATCAATAACACCGGTAGCCAGCGGTCGATGGATATGTTTGTTAAGACGCAGTATTTAACAAAGCTTAATAATGGCCGTGGTGTTGTTTTTGCTACTGGTACGCCTATAAGTAATACGATGGCGGAAATGTTCACTATGAACCGTTATATGGATATGGATACTTTGCGTGAGAAGAATATGCAGTATTTTGACAGCTGGGCAGCGTCGTTTGCCAATGTTGGCAGCACGATAGAGCGTTCTCCTGACGGTATTGGTTACAGGCAGATTAATAAGGTTACTTCTTTTATTAATGCGCCGGAGATGATTAAGATGTTCAGGAAGTTTGCCGATGTGGTGAACAGCGATAAGCTGAACTTGGATATTCCGAAGTTGAAAAATGATAAACCTACTATAGTCGAGGTTGCTACAAATGATGCCCTTGCAGATTTTATCAAAAATACTGTTAAGGAAAGGGCTATGGCAATAAAAAACGGGGCGGTTGACCCTAAAGACGACAATATGCTAAAGTTGACTACTGATTTGCGCAAAGCTTCTTTGGATATGCGATTGGTAGATGGCAGTGTTTCTGCATCGGAAGCACAGGGAAAGATACAGGCTGTTGCGGAAAATGCTTTTGAAAAGTACAAGGAAAGTGATGCTACGAAGGGAACGCAGCTTATTTTCTGTGATCTTTCTACACCGAAGGGCACCAGTGATAAGGTTGTGGAAACTGATAGTGAAGTTTCCGTTGATGGTGAGGAAGACAGCAGTAATGTCGTTGTTTATGATGAGGTTAAAAGAATGTTGATGCGGAAGGGCATTCCTTCTGAAGAAATTGCTTTTATGCATGACGCGAAAACCAAAGATCAAAAACAGCGTTTGTTTGATGATGTTATTGCTGGCAATGTGCGTATTTTGATTGGATCTACGGAGAAAATGGGCGCCGGTACGAACGTGCAGAAAAAATTAGTTGCTTTACACCATGTGGATGCACCGTGGCGGCCACGTGATGTAGGACGGATTTTGCGGACATTCAAAATAAAAAAGAATGTGGAGGTAACAGACAATGGCAAAATCATTATT